ATACACTGCAAGCAGATTATCTATGGTAAGTTTTTTTGTAATAGGTGTTCCTGATGGATCATCGACTGCAACTGTAAGGTCTGTCACTACAGGATCTGTAAGCTCAGTTAGATCCTCTATTGTACTATCAACCATTATACCTCACGTCCCACTTGCCTCAAAAAATAGCTGATTTTTAGAATTAAGGTATTATGATTTATTGTGTGATGATTAGTTTACTATCATCGGACTGTAACAAAAATCCCTCACCAATTCCACTTGTTTCTAATACTAGCAAATCACCTGTCTCCAAAAGCAAGTTATCACCTGTCTCCAAAAGTAGATTATCATCAAAAAAAGTATACAGCAGAAAATCTGAGCGATTTATCGTAGTTCTTGCATATGATACGTTTGAATAATATGACAATCTAAGTCGTCACTGCCGTATCTATGGTATAAAATATTTTAACACCAATAAGCTTGGCATCAACTGCTAGAGTATCAGAAATGTCTCGTGAGACTTGTAGTATGATAGGTTCATTTTTTGTTGCGCCATTAATTGTTACTGATGAGGATTGGGGGGAAATATGCATGTCATTTGCAGTAATTAGTGTATCAGTTGTAGTAGCAGACGTTCCTCCAAATGCAGCATCTATTGCATCAGAATCAGCCAAGGATCTTCCCTCTAGTGTAAATATTACAGTACCACTACCACTAGCTGCAGTCCAATATGTTTGGAAAGTTATAGGTCCTGCATCCCAAGCAGATGGAGGATGCCACCAGAACTGTATCTTCTCAGATGTGGTACTATCAAAGTTAAATGACTGCAACATGATATCATTAGTTGTTAATTCCAATTCGTTGAAGACAGCACCGTTTGTTGTTACTGCACCCCATGTTCCTGCAGGAAGCCATTGCTGTTGTACTCCGATAGGTGAGATGGCCACACCACTTTCTTGCCATTTTCCAGTTGTTGAAATGTTTTGGTTTACAGTTCCCCAACTGTTTGCTACACCGACACTAACTAATGTGTCAGCTGCAGTTGATAATGGTAATGTTAAAACCCTGTCAGCTATAATGGCTGCTGCTTGGATGGTATACTGGGATGTGTCAGCTGGATTACTAATTTCAATGGAATCATCTTGGAAAGTTTGAGTTGCAGTCCATGATTGAGCAAAACCAACAAATGCAAAAGTATCAGCTGCTGGGAGTAATGGTAATGTTACTACTCTATCAGCTGCAATTGCTGATGGAGTAATAATATATTGGAATGTGTCAGCTGGGTTGTTAATTTGTATTCCACCAACATTTAGTAAATCAAATCCTGCAGCATCATGATCTGCAGTCCAGGTGAATACTTCACCTGCAGTACTAATATTTACATCTGCACTATTAATTCTTGCAAATAATATATTATTTGATGTGTTTAGCCAAATATCACCATCAACTTGTGTTGTTGGATTTCCTGCAATGCCACCAACATTAAGACCAGAAGTACCAGCAGTATCTCCAAGAAAGTTTTGTCTTGTACCAGCTGTGTATGTATTTGTTTGATTATTTAATACAATATTTGCAGTATCAGTCAAATCAGTTGATGCTATTGAAACTGTAACTGCTCCAGTATTGTCAATGGTTGCATCACCACTCATTGTAACAAATGCTGGAACTGTAGTATTTCCAACTATAATCTGTCCGGTTGTAGGAGCTGTAGTAGCTAAAATGTTACTAGTTCCATTTCCATAAAGTATTCCACCATCAGTTAATGATGTTGCACCTGTTCCTCCACTAGACACAACTACAGGGATAGTAAGTGCTACATCATCAGTATTAACTGTAATTCCAGTTCCAGCACCAACATCTATAACATTTCCTGAAACAACTAAACCATCCCCAGCTTCAAGAACGGTACTAAAAATTTCTACCCAATCAATATCAGTTGTATCTAGTATAATATTAGTTGAAGTACAAGTGAATGCTTTACCTGCATTAGTAGTTCCTTCTGAAATAAAGATTGTTGCATGTTCTAACTCAATACCAGTGTTAGCATCAATAGTTCTAGTCCAATTCCCTGCATTTACAACTTCATAGATACCATTTTCAGCAGCATCACTTTGATTTTTAACTAATACTCTATCAGGATTGACTACTGCAACTCCATCAATAGTCTGTGAATTTGTAAGTGTAATATCTCCAGTAGTACCAGCCAAAGCTGCCTCCTTCCATTCAAGGCCTGCTGCAATTGCATCAACGTATGCTTTGGTAGTAGCATCAGTTGAAGCAGTTGGTGTACCTAAACTTGTAACTTTATTAGAATTCATATTGAGTTCTTGTGATTGTATTCCTACACCTGTGATAGAACCAAATACGCCACTAGTAAGTGCAGTATTAGTTAGTTGACCACCACTTGCAGCATCTGCATGGTCATGTCCAGCATTTACAAAGGATCCAATTGTTGGTGTGGTTAGTGTTTTGTTTGTTAGTGTGTCAGTTGTATCTCTACCAACTAACACATCAGATGAATCTTGTAATGTGTAAACTCTATCAGCAGTGTTTGTATTTACAAAGTAGCCATCAAAAGAATCTGCAACATTTCTAAGTTTCATAGTTGTATCTTCAAATGTTTTGATGCCTGTGTTGGTTTGAGCATTGGCTAGCACCATATCTCCACCTGAAATGGTGGCATATTCTAACGCAGTAGCACCTGCATTTACACGTAAAACTTGAAGTGATGTACCGATTGCAGATAATCCAGTACCACCATTTGTAGTAGCTAATGTACCTGTGACACCAGTGGTGAGTGGGAGTCCAGTAGCGTTAGTAAGAACAAGAGCTGATGGAGTACCAAGAGCTGGAGTGACTAAAGTTGGAGAAGTACCAAATACTAAAAGTCCTGAACCTGTTTCATCAGAAATTACACTAGCTAATTGGGCAGAAGTAGTAGCAGAAAAGAATGATAGAATATTTGTATTTCTTGCAATTATGGCACTATCTGATAAATCAGTTGATGCTATTGTAATGTCATTACCAGCAGCTGTAATTGTTTTATTTGTTAATGTTTGTGCAAATGCTTCAAAGACAAATGTATCATTTCCTGTTAGTAATGGGATAGTAGCTATTCTATCAGCTATAATTGCTGATGGAGTAATAATATATTGGAATGTGTCAGCTGGGTTGTTAATTTGTATTCCACCAACATTTAGTAAATCAAATCCTGCAGCATCAATGTCAGATGTCCATGGGGTTTGAGAAGCACCACTTAGAAAGTCTGAAGCATTTACTTTCTTACTTAATCCATCATCTGCATCTATTATCCAAACAAAGTCACCAGCAGCTGCTGTAACTGTTGTGAATTCTGTAATTGTAGTTGGATTTACATTTGCTAGTTTGTTATTTTGGAAATCTGCTTGTGCATCATCAAATTCATATTCAGTCATAGGTGAACCAGTACCAATTCGTATTCTAACTGAATCACTATTACCAACATCAATTTCAATATCATTTGTTGTTTCGTGAATGTTAGTGTTAGGAGTTGTAAAGAAAAGTTCACCAGTACCCAATTTTAAATCATTATTACTTGTATCAACATCACTACCAAATGATACTACGCCATCATTTGCTTCATTAATTTTAATGAAATCAGTTAATACTCCACTTTTCATTACATTAAAAAACATCTCACCATCTTCACTGCCAGAAGTTGGTGTTTCAATTAGAACTTGAATTTGCCCATAAATTATTCTAGTTCCAACACTGTTATCATCAATGTAATCTAACTGACCAATAATTTGACTATTTGGTACCGCATGGTTTGCTTCTAATTCTAAAACTGCAGTAGCACCATCAATTTTTAGATTAAGTAATCCAACATTTTGTAAATTAAATCCTGCAGCATCAATGTTAGATGTCCATGGAGTTTGAGAGCCAGCTGCTAATTGGAATGTAGGTGGTAATAATGAACCATTTGACGTTAAGACTTGTCCTGCTGTTCCACTTGATACAGTAGCTGCGTCATTAGTGGCATCCCAAGTTATTAGTTCTCCAGTTGTACCATCAGCTAATCCAGATACGGGCAGACCTGTCGTATTTGTCAAGATTCCTGATGCTGGTGTACCAAGTGCAGGAGTTATCAGAGTTGGTGAATTATTAAATACCAAAAGACCAGAACCTGTCTCATCAGAAATTATACCAGCTAATTGAGCAGATGTGGTTGATGCAAATACTGAAAGATTATCTGATGTAAAAGCAAAAGTATCATCACTTAGTGCTAAATTAAATTGAGCAGCAGTTCCAGTTAATGTATTGCTGGTAAGGTTTATGGTTTTGCTTGTTAGTGTTTGTGTAAAATTTTGTAAAACTATAACACCATCAGCATCTGGTGGCGTAAGAACGCGTATAATTGAACCAGAAAATCCATCAACCTCAAATCTTAATTGTTTACTAGAATCAGAACTTCCCTCAACTATTGAAGTAGTGTCAGGAACTGGAAGAGCAGCACTGGGCAAACTTCCAAGTGTAATTCTTTTGTTGTCATTATTATCTTCAGTATCTATTATTAATAATTGATCAGCATCTATGGGAATTCCTTTAAGACCTTTATCACTCCAAGGAATTAATGCCATTAAATTCTCCTAAACAAACTTTGAATGGATGCGATAATCTTTTGAGTAAAAATCATATAAATTATGCTCCAAACTGAACTAGATGTGCCCTCAAAAAACGAACCGTAGAAATATTTTGACTAGCTGTTAAATTGATATTATCTCCAGCTTCTACATCAATATCAAATCTATAATAACCATCAGTAACTATTTCATTGGAATTATCTGAATTAAGGGTGCCTTTAAGAGCATCATTATTAAAAACTGAAACTTCTGCAGTAGATGCAGCAAATTCAAATCCAAATAACAATCTCAATATTCCTCCACCCCCAGGAGACACATGATCATTAGTAATTGGAATATCAGATGATAAAATATCATTAGAAGTTACGATAGTACTAAGAACAGCAGTGGCAGTAGCACCAGAGCCACCTCCTCCAGTAATAGTAACAGTAGGTACTGTAGTATATCCACTTCCTGGATCATTAACAATAATAGTATCAACAGCATCTCCAGAAAGAGTTGCAGTAGCTGTTGCAGTTGTACCACTAGGAGGCGCATCTATTGTAACAGTTGGTGGAGAAGTGTATCCAGACCCCCCCGCACCTACAGTTATAGATGCAACTGTAACTGATGTAGTTGCTGTAAGTGGATAAATAGATGAAGTCAATGCAAAAAATTACCATTTCAGATTAAAGGTATTTTTAAAATTGGAAAAGAAGTGTTTTTGATTTACCATTATACAATTTCTTATTAAGAAACAGAAGTAACTGACATTTGCATAGAGTACATCTTCATAGCACCAGTACTGTTGTAATTTGTTGTTTGTAATTTCAAAGTATCAGCATTAGCTAGACTAATAATAATACTTCCTGAAAGAGTGACTTTCTGAGATGCAACAGAAGTATCAGCAAAAACAAAAGAATTATCTATTACACTAGAATTTTTTACAACTAGCAAACCCAATAAATCTCCAAGTGTTGTACCACCAAAAGTTACCATATAGTTAATTGAGACTTTAATCGTAGGGGTTCCATTATAAGTTACTTGACCAATAGTATCATCAGATAATGAAAAATTTAATGTACCACTACCTGCATCAACTGTCTCAAAAGCACCAGCTCCAAAACCTGTAAAATCAGTATAATCACCAGCACTTCCAGTAACAGTAATATCAGAAGTGTCAGGCGTTACGATATCTTGATCTAAAGCCACGGATATATGAGCAGGTGTAGTATCTGCACCATCAACATAATTTTTTGTAGCAGCATCTTGTGCAGAAACAGGATCAGTTACATTGTTAATTAAACTCGAATTCATATCAAGTGTGCCAACAATACTAGCATTACCAGAAACTGTTAAATCATTACCAACTGTTAAATCATTACCAACTGCCAAGTCATTAACAACTGTTAAATCATTACTAACTGCCAAGTCATTACTAACTAGAGCATCTTTTCCAACATTGAGAGTTCCTGCTTGCAAATCATTTTTAATTACAGCATTATCTCTAATTGTTAAATGTCCACCTTCCATATTTCCAATATTTCCAGTTGGTGAATCTATTCCTGTAACACTAAGAACAGTTAATTGATCACCTGTAAAAGCTGCAGTGTATGCATATTTTCCTGCAACAAAAACATCAAAAGGTGTTTCAAGAGCAGAAAAATCTTGTAAACTTCCAACAATTATCATATCTGCAGGATCAGTAACATCAACTACTGTAACACTGTCTGCATCTGCTGCTGCAACATAGGCATATCGTCCTGCAAGAAATACTCCTCGAGCACCGTTAAGTCTAGTATCTGTTATTGATGAAACTTTGAGTATATCATTAGGATCTTTAACATCAATTATTGTTAAAGAATCAGCAGTTTGAGATGCAACGTATGCGTATCTGCCTCCAACATGAATTCCAGCAGCACCATCAAGATCATTATCAGCTACTATAGCATCTGTTATACTCATATTTGTAGGATCAGTTACATCAACTACTGCTATGGATTTACCAGAATTACCTGATACATATGCGTAATTACCTGTAACATAAACATCAAAAGCACCATCAAGATCTAAATTACTTTCTATAACATCTACAAAGGTAATATTATTAGGATCTGTAATATTATAAACTGATAAAGAATCATTACCACCTGATGCCACATATGCGTATTTTCCTGCAACATAAACACAGTTAGGACCATTCATGTTTGTCATATCAGCTATTGAACTTACAAAAGATGGTGATGAAGGATCTGAAATATCAATTATTGTAAGACGGTGATTAGTATTTGATACAACATAAGCGTATTGTCCTACAACAAAAGTTCCAGCAGCACCTAAAAGATTTGTACCATCTGCAATAGAACCAACTATTACTGGATTTGATGGATTTGTAATATTAACAACTGTTAATCTATTATTTGTATTAGATGCCACATACGCATAATCACCTACAACATACAAACCATGAGCAGCAGCAAGTCGTACATCACCCGAAGTAGTACCTGCAAGTGTTGGATCACCTGCGTTTTGTAAAAATTCACCACCCATTGTAAAGTCATTTACATTTGTGTTTAGTGTAGAATACTTTACTCGTTTATTTGTAGTTGAAGGAGTATTATCTTCTGAATCTATCATCATTAATTCATCGTCATCAACTGCTGTGCTCTTTTCTCCCTTAGCTGACCATCTGGCTGACATTATCCCTCATACTCCATAAACGTAGTATCATCCTCATATTTCATATCGTCTGTATCTTCATACAACATCTCAAAACTACCTTCATTGATTATTACAAATCCATCAGGAGCACCACCATTTTGATCATACAACAAATTAGAAAAAATCCCACCTGTTTCTTCAATTAACTCATTATCACCAGATGGAGGAGGACCTACACCAGCCTCTAAAAGAAATGATTGTGGAGGATAATTGGTATTGGTTTGAATACTTGATTTAAAATGCTGAGGGGAGTAAAAAAGAACCATTTTTACAAACTCCGATTAATCATAAAGGAAATATTTACAACAAATAAGAACATGAAAAAAATTACCATTTCAGATTAAAGGTATTTTTACTGTTTGGTAGGTTTTGGTTTTGTAGGTTTTAATGTTTCAGAATTAGTGCCAGATACTGGTTTATCTAATGTAATTTTTGGAGGCGTTACTTGTTTTGGTTTTGGAGCTTTTGGTTTTACTGGTGGTTCTTTTGGTACAGGTGGTTTTACTTCATGTACTTTATTATAAGAAGCACCACATTTTATTCCCTTACCTAATCCTACTCCATGATTAATTTTTGCAGATGCTTCCTCATATGTTAATCCTGTTGCAGTTCCACCACATCTATCACATTTAGCTGTAATCATATTCATTGTAAACTATGATTTACAGGTTAAAGGTATTAATCTACTAGTAAAATGTGGAACTAAACATTCTAAAAAGAGACAGCCATATGTACAATTACAAAGATGGCATCATTAATTATGTAATTTAAAGATTACAACACTATTTTTAAAAATTAAAAAATACTTTTAGGATTCATATGAGGTAATCTTGAATGCACCTTCTTCATGAGCCTGTTGAACATCTAGTCTAACAACTAAATCAGATTCATATAATCCGCCAACTGAAAGGTCAAAGTTTTCAATTGTAAGATCTTCTCTCAAACCAACTACTTGTGCAATATCACGTTTAGTAATCATCACAGTTCCTGCCTCAATCTGTGGGGTTTCCCAAACATTTCTTAGTCCTAGTGATTGTGCTAATCCTGAATTGTTAATTACATCTGTATCATCAGTAGGTCCTAATTCAAATCTACTAAAGAATGGATAGAATCCGCCAGTAGATGCAGTCTTTACAGTCCTTGCAGCATCAGATGGATGCATAAACATAGTGTCTGCCCTGTTTCTTTGTGTACCTGGGAATCTACTTCTAATCACTTCAACTAGAGCTTCTAACTCTTTTTGAACTGGAGTTACATTTGCAAGAGAAGTTTTTGTTGCAGTGTTTGTAGTAGTGGTAGTAACTAAATTATCAATTATTTTTACTCCAATCATAAAGTAAAACTCGTTACCAGCGTTCTTGAGGGATTGTTCAACAGATAAGAAATTATTATCCTTGACATCGTTTCTGTTTATAGCAATAGTTCCTCTATAGGAATTATTTGTACCTGAAGTGTCAAGTTCTACAGTAGTCACCTTACCGCCAATTGGTGGTGGAGTTCCGCCTGCTTCTTTGTAAATATCAAGTCCTTTTTGATCAGTTGGTGAACCACCAACTGTGTCAGTGTATTTAGTTAATGGGACATTAACTTTTGGTGATTCCATATCAATGAGTCGGGAATATTGTTTCCAATCACTCCAAGGTTCTGCTCCCTCTAGTATTTCATCTGCAATTTTTAATGCAGATAGTGAGTTTGGAACAGAAACTGTTTCTTTGAGTTCTTTGCCTCCAACTCGCATGTTTCCCTTTGCCTCATCACCAATTCTGATTCCATAGCGGTGTTTCCAGATAGTTGGCAAGTGGGGATTAAGACGACCTTCCTCAAATGCACCTGCGGATTTATCAAAGAATACAGATAGCGGGGTTTCTCGAATCGGACGGAATAAGTCAAATGGTTTTCCTTGTTGTTGTTGATATTCTGCACTGGCAACTAGAGCCTCTTGGACATGTGCCATTTCTTTTAATGCTAAAATAGTTGAACGATTGTGTTTAGGTTTAGGAGATGCCATGTCTATGCTGCTAAGCCTCCTCTCTGCACATCTACTGCAATAATACTATCTGAATCATCAGTTAATGGTTGTAATGCAATAGCAATCACATCATCATCTGTAGTTGCAAGTTCTAAAACTCCTAGAGCTGCGGATCTTGTTAATTTATCACCAATAGTAATATCAGCTGTTCCATTAACTCTAGCAAGACATCTTCCTTGAGTAACAACAACAACTCCTTGTCCTGCACCTGCAGTTGCTTGTGTTGAATCATCAGTTGCAACTGCACCATCACCATAAACTCCATCAGTGTCACCACCAACTGCAATACCGTAAACAGGGGTTCCTTGTGCTGCAGCAGCTGCAGGTTTTACTCTAGCTAAAAGTTCAATAGATGGAAAAACATCTAATTCTACTGCATCCCCCATTGTAATTGCATCAGATGAAATTACGTTAATTACAGAACTTGATTGATGATCTATTGGTCCTCTTGCAAGTCCGAGATAAAAGTTAGTCAATGTAAGATAATGTCTATTCTGTTTAAAGGTATTTTTACAAAAAATAATTTTTTCTAAAAAAAAATAAAAACAAAAAAATTTGAAAATACCTTTAATAAAATATTGTATAATATTTATTTCAAAAATAAAAAAAATAAAAAAATTTATGTGTAAAAAAATAATTTATACAAAGAAATTATTTATGAAAAAGAATTTATGCAAAAAAATATTTGTAAAAAAATAATTTTTAAATTAAAATTTTAAAAAGATTAATGGTAAATATCTAAAGTTTTTGTACGGAGTATTTTATCCATCTCAGTAATTTGTGATCTTGCCATAGATATATTGTCTCTTTTTATGCTTGGAGATGGTTGTATTCCAGTCATTGGCATTCCATTAAATGTTGGAGCATTTTCTGCAGGTACTGTTTCTCTAAACTTTGCAGTTGCATTATTTCTTAAAGTATCAAGGTCTAGTTTCATAGAACCATTTGTTGCATTTGTTTCTCGCAATGTATTAGAAAGTTCTTTGATTGCTTCTTTTTGTTGGTTTATAGTATTTCTTTGTTGAGTAATTGCTTCTCTGTGTTGTTTAATTGTTGTATTTAGACGCTCATTATTTGGAGCAGTTACTTTTTTATGATAATCATTTATGATGTTTCTCACAGTATATTGCATCTGTCTCATCATCTGACTTGTATCCATTGGAGGTGGTGCAGGCATTCCCATTCCCATCTCTTGGGCAATATCAGGTGCTAATCCAGGCATAATCATACCACCACCATTTGGGGGTGGTGCTGCCATCTGATTAGGTGGCATTCCTCCTGGTGGCATTCCTCCTGGTGGTCCAGGTGGCATTCCATTAGTTTCACTCCACTGGTTTACAGTGTCTGCCATATCTTTTGCAGGTTTTTCACCATCAAGTGTAGATGATCCTTCACCTGAATATGGTTCTGTGTTATCAGTAGATTGATCAGAACCTTCAGTTCTTTGACCTTGATTATGATTTGATAATTCTTCTTCATGTATTTGATGATCTTTTTTATCATCATCTTCTTCTTCACTTACTGTTTTATCTCCGTCAGCACCAATAGTTGGATTGTTTAAGCCATCCTCATGACCATGCATTCCCATTTTTTCTTCTTTAATGTCATCTTCTTTGTCATCGTTTTCTAGTTCTCTAATTGCTGATTCCATAAATGAATAAGCATGATTTCTTTGTTGTTGGTCTGGGGAATTTGATAGTATAATTGCAGTTTCTACTAGTTTCTTTACTGCAGGACCAGCATTTAGTTTTGTTAAAATTGGATCAGCTTGTCCTATTGTAGCACACTCTTGTAATTTTTTAATTAGTTGCAATGATTAATAGTGTTATTTCTGTTTAAAGGTATTTTTACAAGGTTTGAATTCTTGTTATTTTAATTCCAGGTTCAGCTGATTGTACAAAATTTCCATTCCAATACAAACCATCAGGATCAGTGATAACCCATGTCATACCAATTCCATCAGATTCACCTAACACCACTCCGTGTGGGACAACACACAACTCACAATTATTTCCAGCACAATCATGATTGCATTTTTCAATACTTTCAGAACGTGGCATTCCACCATTAATTGAGACTGCAGTAATCTTTCCATCTTTAATTGCATCAATAATTTGAGGGTCCCGTTCTACTACTAGGGTTTGAATCTCTTTTCTTTTCTTATCAAACTCTGCATCCAAAATTGTAGCATCTGTTTGTAGTTCTGGTTGATGGTTGATATCCATACCTTTGCCAATGATTGTCCTAGTCATGGAGTTCAGCTCATCAGCTGAGAGTTTTCTGCGGTATGGTTCTCCCTCTCCTCTGTGATCAGTAATTGATTCAGATGCTGCCCGTACAAGATATAATTGTCCACCAGCATCATCTGTAAGCTCTTTGGCTTTTGCAATATAATCATCAGTAAGCCAATCAAATTCTGAGCGAAGATTGGAGATTGCTTCTTGCAAGGATTTTTTATGTAACTGAGGTATTCTGTTTTTATCAGAGTATTGTAAATCTAAATTAATATTAGGAATTGTTACAGTCATACAATCACATAATTCTTTTATTGGATTCTTTTTTGTGGTCTTGGCAGAAAGCTTGCCGTCTTTGTTTATTGTGTGTAGGGTACCGTCTTTTGCAGATTGTTTGATATGATTTTCTATTTTGTTGATTTCTTCTTGCTCACTTTTTGTTACTTTATTAACAAAAGGTTTAGCATTTGGCTTTACATCCCAAGTGCATATACAGTTTGGATGAGTAGTAGTGTATCCCAATTTTTCATTTGGAATTACAGGTCTGTTGTGAGTTTCAAGTAAATTAAATCTTTTTCCTGCAAACTTTATGCATTCATCATCTTTATCGTGTCCGTGATAGTTATACTCTGCAATTATTTCAAGTGGCTCATCAACTCCAGAATCTAAATATTTTTTTATTATTGCATCAATGGCTACAGCTCCGCCCAATAAAATAGTCCATTTTCCCAATAGCGTAAGCAATTTTTTTTTAGTATCATCTTTTTTTACTTCAGTTACTGCACCACTTGGTTGAATTCCTTTTGAGTGAATACGTGAATCTGAATGCAATGATTCATAGTCATCAGGAAATGTTGGGATTAGACTTGTAACATTAAATCCATACTCTCCATGCATTGACGGTTCAGAATTTACATCAGATGCTAATCCATTCCAGACAGCAGACTCGTAAGGGTATGGAGGATTTAAAACATCATAGGTGTTTGATAAATTTCCAATACTATTTGGATCAGGAGTTGGGTTTGTACGGTATGGTGGATTAGAACCGATTCCATATGGCGATACATTTGGTGTTGGGTATGGTTGTGTATCTGCAGGCAATCCTGTAAAATCAGTTAAAGGAGTACCAGTATCAGGTACTCTAACATTGTTAATTGGTGCTGCCAAATCAAGTCCTGTTACGGGACCAGGCCAAGGCATTGCATATGGTGGTTCTTGTTGTGAAAAGTAATCAATTACAGCTCGATGAACTTCATTTTCAGGAATTCCTCGAGATAACAATTCATGTTCCATCTGAATTGCTTTTTGTACAACATCTCCAGTTGTAGTTTCTACCATGAATCCTGGCTTGTAGTTTGTTTCACTTTTTGTGTGGGTTGGATTTACCTCAGTATCAATTGGTTTTGGGTCTCCAAACTCATGCAAGTCACAAGTTGATTTTGAATTAATCTGACCTCGTACCAACTCACACAAACCTCCTGCAACAAAATATTTACAGTTGCCACATAGTTGATCTCTAGATGTTTGGTTCCTTGACATTTTTCTTCAATTGAGAATCAAGAATATCTTTCCACAAAAAAGATGGTTTTGGATTTTTTACTGGTTCACCTATCTTTCCTTCTAGTCCACCAATTCCTTTTGTGGTTTTGTTAATTTGTGGTTCTATCTTACCTTTTTTTATAGGTGGGTTAAAAACTGGTACCTGTCTGTTAGCATTAACTTTTTCTTGAATAATACTTTCTTTGATATCATTATTTACTTCATAACCAAATGGAATATCTAAAGGATTATGATCCTCTTTAGTTTCTTTTCCAATAGATGCATTACATACAGCCCAAGGATTATCAGCGTCCCCTTTAGCTTTTACATCAGATACACATCTGTCTAATTTAGCTGGCAACAGAAATTATTGACATCATAGAATTAAGGTATTTTTAATCCCACATGGATTTCATTTGATTCTTGTATCCTTGTGTAATGTGCCATTTTGGAACATATGGCTCATACTTGTATGGCAACCATGTTGATTCATCATAATACGGAAACCAAAAATTGTCATTAGCAAGAGTTGATGCAGTAAACGTAAAGTTATCACTTGTACTTCCAGTGGTACTCCAAGCAGTGATATTGTTATTCGTAGTTTCGTCCATAATCGTAATCTTGTGATTGGTTTGAGCGTTGATAGTTTGTTGGCACAAATGGGTTATTACCTCTTACGTCAATCATCATTGAATCATAAATTGGATTATCCATTGGTGGGGAGCCCATCACTTGATCATTAAATATTGGTCCGCCTCCAATGTCTGCAGTTGGCAGATATCCTCCAGTAGGATCTGCATCACTTGTTGGCTGTAAGTTACCCATTGCTGCTTGTCCATGAGGGTCGTTGTAGAAATTATCAATTGTAACTAGATAATCCTCATCTATTGGAAGTCCAGCTTGCTCAAAGAGTTTGAGTATTTGTTTAGGATCTTTTGGTACTGGGGATTGCAAATACAATTCAATTAGTTTTATCATGTCTTGCACTGCAACATCTTTCTTTTCTACCTGACCAAAGTTTAGATCAAAGCGTCCCAGATGCCAAGGTATAGGAATCATCCCACCAAGATATGTTACATCATAAAACGGATTTGCATCATACCAAGGCTTGAAGAGTTTTTCAACTAATTGTTCACGTACTGAAATTGGAAATGCAGTTAATCCTAATTCATCAAGTAAAGCTGCACGTTCTGCATTTGCAAACGTATGAGTTGACTCACCAGCCTGCTTTCCTCTAAAGTCATTGAGTGCTTTGAATAATGGTCCTTGCGTAATGTCTGCAAACTGTGCAGGATTGAAATTTCTAGCCTGGGATCCCAGCTCTTTTACTTCTACATTAGTTCCAGAAATAATGTCCTGTCCAATTTGTGCATTCTCTACGTTTTGTTGTAGTACTGCCCTTTGATCAGCTGATGCTCCATCAGCCACCCAGACATTTCTGCTGATATATCGTTGCTCAGCTATTTGCATCACAAATTGTGTTCCGTATTTTCTATCAAGCATTGATGGTAATTGCAACTCTACTGAATCCTCACCTGAAAGAGGCATTGAGAATTCTCTTGTAGATGTAACTGATACTCCAAATCCCGTTCCAAACACTGATGCATCAACTGGGTTCCACTTGAAATGTAAAATCTCTCCTGGATTATGATACCCTTGGTATTCTGCTCCACGAAATTCATACTTGTATGGAACTCTTTGTCTATCCCACCAGATTCTCATAAAGGATGAAATTGGAATATGCATAAGATCATTAAAGTCACGAATGTTTCTAATCCCCATTCGAGGTTTCCATATACTGTTACCATACCAAAGTAATTCCTTGACTAGTTCTGTATCAAAAGTATCAAAGTGTAAGTTATGTGTAAAATCCTCCATGTATTCAGTAAAGGATTCTGAATTACCTTTGATGTAGTGCTGACCTCCTGTAATTTTTGATGACAAGTCATTAATTGCAAGCTGTACATCCTCGTCTCTGCTAAGTGCATAAGTTTGTAATCTAAATGGAACCGTAGGTGAATCAAAAGATTTTGATGTGTATCCTTCCCTAGAATAAGCACCGACTGTAGAAATCTCAGGTCCCCAAACTGGTTGTGATAGCCCTGGCACCATTTCAGATAATAAGGGACTCTCCATCATGCTCCTTGTTCTATTAAGATCCATCTTGTTTGTATGGTATCTCTTTGATGGAGGCGGTTCAGTGGAAAGAAGTTTTGCTAAACCATTTCTGATTCGATTACCAAAGGCCAACAAAAAAAAGCTGTTTTCTCAATTAAAGGTATTATTATGGAAGTACAGGAGTAGGAGAACCAAATGTACTTTGGAATGAATTATTATCACGGTTAAAAACTTCGATTCTGTTATTTAGCGTATTACAAACTAGGATATAATCAGTATTTTCTTTTGTAAACCCAATTGTGTCTTGTGGATAATACAACTTTCCCTCAGTAGTTCCTGCTCCAACAACTTTGTCTACAATGTCACCAGCTGCATCATATTCTTTAATTTTATTATTTCTAGTGTCAGTAAGAAATGAACTACCAGAAGTTTCAGTGGTACCACTTGCAGAGCCAGGATAGAAAAGTTGATTTGGGTCACTAGGGTTAGTTCCAGGAGTTCCTATAGCTAGATTTTCATAAACTGTTCCATTAGCATCATTATAAGCATACAGTTTACCACGAATAAGATCAGAATAATAAAATCTATCAGCAACACCATTGTGTTTTACACCATATGGTGTATGAAATGTATCAGGTGATGGAGGGTTAGCAATCGCCATAAAGTCATAAGGTGATTCGGCATCATATGTTGAAACTCTGTGATTTCTAGAATCAGCAATTGCAAGTATACCATCAGCTGTAGACAGATCAGCGTGAGCTGGGCGGTTAAATTCATCGTCTCCAGTTCCTGGAGCACCAATGGAGCCAATAAAAGATCCATCAGTAAAATCAATAATTCTGACTCGATGATTTAGAGTATCAACTACAAACAAACGATCTTGACCCCCATAAATCGCACTTCCAGTTGGAAATTGAAGAAAGTCATCAGTGGCACCTGTTGCTAGTCCAGGAAGACCTGTTGTACCATTCCCATTATTGCCCCAAGGAACAGTAAAAGCACTAACAGATACTGCACCAGCTGATCCAGCAGAATCAACTACAGTAACTGTTGGAGCAACAGAATATCCATTTCCACCATCAGTAAGAACAGGAGAAATCAAATTACCATTCATTTGACTAATAGTTCCAGTAGCAGTTACTGGATTTGCAATATCTAAATCAGGAGCTGAAAACACTAAAGTTGGTGCAACATAATTAAAACCAGGGGCATCTAAACTAAGAGCAGTAACTTGTCCTGCAGCTAGTGTGAAAACAAAAGTATCATCAACAAAATCCCATTTTGAGACTCTATGATTGTATTGTTCTATGACATATACACTATTAATATGACGCTTTATTGAAGTAGGTCTGTACATTAGTCCAGCAGTAAGCACATTTGACATACTAGAAAATGGGTTTATTGATTAAAGGTATTTATTCTACTTCAGGCATTTCAACTATTCCAAATGGTACTTTGCTGTATTTGCCTTCTGTAACTGTACGAACACCGTGATTCTTTTTTCCCTTGTAATATTCTGGATGTAAAATTCTTGCACACTGGTGACACAGTTGCCACTTTTCCCAGTTTACACGCTTTTGTGTGCATCGCGACCTGTGATAGCATCCAGTTCCAAATCTGTGTCCTAAACACATTGCCAAGTGTTACTCTCCATCAAGTTATTACCGATTTTTTTTAGGAATTATCAGCATAAATACATGACCTTTAAGAAATCTTAAAGGAGATAATACCTTTATTTTTAAAAAAAGCTCCAATCCATTGAGCGATTCGAATTCAAACACTACAGAAAAAATGTACAAAAGTGTTGGTGAAGTTTTTCTAGCATACAAGAAACTTTTTGATGATTACATAAAAGGTGAAGATGTTTCAAAAGAAAAAATTTCAGACCTTAGTAAGATTTCAGGTTCTATGGGATACATGGCACAAGTTCATGCAGGACTTGCAAAAGCTTATGATCATGAAAAGAGACTAGCAGAAATTGAAAAGAAGCTAGAAAATAATTCAAAAGACAAACCAATAGTATGGGGTAAATAATGTGTCATCATCTTTTGAGAGAAAATTAGAAGATGCAGAAAAAGTTGTAACGCCATCTAAAAAAAAATTACTAACACCACAACTGCCAACTGATAATTTAGAATGGATAAAAAAAGCCAGACCATATGTTGGTAATGTAAAACGTAACTTTGAGTGGGAGCCTTTTTGGGTTGATGTATACAAAGACAAGTCACCAAATATTGTTATAGTTAATGGAAGACAGACTTTCAAATCAACATTTGGAACTGACATCATTGGATGTTATGCCACATCTCATGATAATGTAGAGGTAACGTATATCGTAGATAGAGAAGACCGTGTTTCTGCTTGGTCCAAGCAGAGATTTCGTAAAGATACAATGCTGCGAAATGATTTGCTTACGCCATTTTTAATGCATGGACGAGCAAATGTTGGAGAAATCAATCTTACAAACAACTCTGTAGTGTATGTTAGAACTGATGAGAATGAGTACAATAACGTCCAAGGAATGACTAACTGGCTGATGGTATATGATGAATGCCAATATCAGGAATTACAGTTTAGAGCAGCAGCACTATACTCTATGACCCAGACAAAGGGGCAGTGCTACTATTTAGGAATTGGTGGTGAGGCTGGTTCTGAATGGTACAAGTTGTGGAAAAGATCAGATCAGAGAGAATGGACATTTGATGATAAGAACTGGCGAGAGAAATTACGATTTGATGATGATGGGTATCTGAAAAATGAGCATCCAGAAAATATTGTGTCAGGAAAATGGGTTGCACAAAAACCAGAAAACAATGAATACAGGGGATACCACATGCCTCAGACAATCTTTGCAAGAATTCCATTAACAATCCATGATGCAGTTAATCTTTACAAGACAAGACCTGAAAATTCCATAGAGTTTCAAGAAAAGTACAATCCAAAAAGTATTGTGCAAGCTCACGTTTATGGGAATTTCTTTAAGGCAATGAGAAGACCGATAACTCCTGAAATGGTTGAGGCATGTTATGATTATACCAAAGCATTACTTACTCCAAAAGAGATTGGTGATTTAAAAAAACAATACGGCAATCAGATTCTAATATTTCTTGGAATCGATTGGGGTTCAGGACCAGCAGCTTCTAAAACAGTTGGCACTGTAATAATTTACTGGAGAAAGACTAACCGCTATCAGATTGCATTTGTTGATTCAAGACCAATGGAGCACGAGTATGATCAGGCAGCCCACTTTGTGGAAATTTTCAAGCAATACTGTTGTGACTTTTGTGTAGCTGATTTGGGTTATGGAAAAGACAAGGTAACTATGATGCAAAACGGAGGTTACACATCCTTTGGTGAGAAAGTTACAGGTCTTGGACGTGGCAGCGTCAAGGGATGCTGGACATCAGGAAACATTACACAAGAAACTATGCGACACAAAAATCAGGACGTAATTGATGCACCAACTATCGGTGAGAAAAAAGAACACTATTCAGTAGATAAGAGTCAGATAATTCAAAACTTTGTGGATTTTGTTGGTAGTACTGTACCTGATGAGGCAGGCAAGCCAGCACCGCAGTTAATTATTCCAATGAAAAATGATTGGGAGTGTGATTTTTTGCTTGATGATTTTTGTGATATTACACGAAAGGATTTGGATAAAAACAATGAAGAAATTGCAAAAGAGGACCCAAGACAAAAGGCAAAAAAAGAATGGAATCATCCAAAGGATACTGTTATGAGTATCATATATTGTATGATTGGAAAAACAAAATATGATCCTGAAGGATTTCAAATATCTAAAATCAGAGTAAACAAGAAATTTAGGTTCAAGAATCATTGAATATCACTTTATAAAATAATTTATACAATTAACAAAGTTGTCAAACAATGAGCAGCCAATATTGTCTCATATGGATGGAGCATACATTTCAGGATTAATGATGGGATGGGCTGCAAGATTACAAAAAGAATCAGAACCTGCAAGTGATGTGATTAATGATATGAATGAATTTGCAAAAGAATTAGCTGTGAGATCAGGTGTAACTCTGTTTGAAAATAAAGATTAGACTTTATGCAATATTTGCAGTTGTTGCAATTTTGTCAGCTGTAATAACTCTTCTAAGAATTGCTACAGGTGCTGATGCTCATGAGGCAGCAGTTCCCAATATCATCATTGGCAGTATTTGTTTAGGAGGTATGATTGTATTATCATTTAAAGAAAGGAGAAAAATTGTTAGAAGGAATTGATACAGAGTATCTAGTTTCAATGATTGCCCAAGATTAATAGCAGAAATTTATGGTAAAGGTCATACTCTGACTTTGGTGTCATTTGGATCAATAAATGCAATAGGTGGGCAAAACTTGTCATGGTTTTCTATAAGATATATTTTAAACAAACTTGGGCTCTTTTGTTTTTTTATAAAATCTTTTTTTGGTGTATGTTTTCTCTTTGGCCAATATTTTCCAATAAATTTTATAACTATTCTAATAAATGGTACAAAATATTTTTTTACTGGTGGACCAAAATATTGAAATGCTATTGGTGTACCTCCAGAACTTTTTGTTATAAACATCAATATTAACACTACACCAAATGTAATCTGAAATGCAGCTGTTATGTAATCCTCATCAATAATTCTCAGAGCTGCCAGAGGAAATTGTATTATACCACATGCACTTTTCATAATATTACCACGTCTGTTAAGTCTCTTCATTGTTTCCTCATGTGTTAATTGTTTTTTCTTGTGTGGAAATAATCGCCAGACAAACACAAATGGCAAAGACAAAGCACTCCACAGGATTCCTCTACAATATGGGCAAAAATTTACAATCTTTGGTTTGCGTGTCCATACTAGTGTATTTGTTTTCTCTGTTGCATCATAATCTATACTATCTCTTTCTGTAAAGAAATTTTTTCCAAACACATACAGGACTAGTCTAAAATGCCAAGATGTAGTATTGTATTGTAGCATATTTTTTTATGCAAACTTGGTGTTTTTATTTTGAGATTCAATAACCATCAAACCAATTCTGAAATAGTTTATATCGTTGAAAAAATCATGAAAGAGACTCGGATAATGCATCACTTGTGGAAAGAGATGGCAAAACTTCCAAAAAAGGTAAGAGATGAGTTTTATGAAAAACTCCCACCAATGCTTGGCAAATGGTATTATTATTATGAAAATAAAAATGGCAAAGTAGGACTAGCAAGAATTAATCACGGTTTAGAGTTTACATTAAAAGACGGCAGATTCTTAGGACATCACTATGAGGCATGTGGTCATTTGGATTTTCAAAGATTCAGAACAAAGAAACAAGCAGAGATTGCAATCTACAAGACACTAAAAGAAAAGTATACAAAATAAAATATCATCACACTAGCAAACAAATCCAGCATTACCTAATGCCAAAGTCTCCCAAGGACGATCTTGGATGTATTGAACAGCTTTGTTAAAGTCCTTGAATATCAATACGTTTTGACCTGTCTGCAAATCCATTACAGTATGAACCAGTCTGTTTTGGATATAGTCAGGATTTTTTTGAAAACATATTGGGCAACACGGATGGTGTATTCGCAATACCATTAGTCCCCGTATCTTGTGACAATAGTGTACAAAGACTCCATTTCCAACTATAGCAGTATCAGCATTATTTATCACAAATTAAAATAGTGTATCTTTTTATTTAAATTACAGTTTATCAATTATGATCATTACAATCTTTTTATTAGTTTAATTTCTTGTAGGCGCTGTCGATTTGTAGTGTTTCGAGGTTTAGTTCTTAACAAATGTCCACAACAAGGACACCACAAGCCATCCCATTTGATAAATAACGCACATATTGAACAATGTTTTTGTCCTGTTGCGTATCTGCCAAGAGAGCTATCACTTGGTTTTCTAGCTTTGTATTTTTCACAATTTCCTTTGCAAGTCATAAAATAAAATAAAAACAAAGATAATATCAACTCACTGAATGATATAACAGGAAACAGGGTTTAGTCGTAAACAAACGTAAAGTTTTAAATGGCTTGTAATTTGTGAATTTTTAATGGATAAAGTAACACGAGATGAATTAATGTGGCTTAGAGATTTAATTAAAATGAATAAAAAGGACGAAGACGCTCCAATTGTAAAGATGGCAGTTATACTTGAAAAACTAGCTACTCAAAATTATTAGAAAAATATTACCAAATTAGCAGTGCTTTCCTGAAGAAATATCACACAAAATCAAATTAAGCTTGTCTATCTTTTCATCAAGCTTTACTATAGTACTATCAAGTTTATCTAGTGTGATATTGATATGCTGTACATCAGAATTCATCTCAGCTACATCTACTGTATTATTTTGAATCGCTTCCGCATTAATTGTAATAAATGGCATCATCATAGGTATTGTCACTGCAAGAAGTGCCAGTCCAATACCAAGTCCTGCAAGAAAATGTTTAGTTGTACAGAATTTCTTTATAGTGTTATCTGAGGACACAATAATTTTTGTTTGAATTAATTAAAGGTATTTTTAAAATTATACAATATGGTACCAAGTTGGATCTAAATTGGATCCAAATTATATCCAATTATGACATTTGAAGTAATGCATCATTTCGTCGTATTGATCTTGACTTTCTAGCTTTAGCCTTGGTTCTTAATGTTGCTTTACAACACGGGCATTTTATCTCATCATGATACATGAATAGTGAACAATTACCACACCATTTTTGACCAAGCTTGTAGCGAAGATGATTAGGAGTTTTTGTATTTATTTTGTGTCTTTGGCAAATACTACTACAAGGACACATAAAATTTATTTGTCAAAATGCTTGTTATTAAGTTACATTTTATGGTAACGGTGCATGACCGCGCTTGTACCCATCCCACTTTCTGTATTCATAATCAGTTAATGGGATATCGCAACCGCATTTACAATTTGTCTTCATAGATATCTAAAACTAAATGGACCATCTATTTAATTATAATTTGTAGGAGTCACTATCCAACTATTTCTCGCCAATTACTCTTTATTTTAGATTTATCCCAATCATCAAAACCCATTTGCCCTTTGCCATTTTTTCTATTTATTGCAACTGATAATAATAATTCAGTATTTTTTGTACATATTTCATGCTCATGTGTAAGTTTCACCAGATATTCTTCATTAATTAATAATAATTTGTATAATTCATCTGTTGGAACAATATCATAATCTACCATAAATTATCTTCACTCCCTTTACATGAAAAATACACTACTTTAAAATCTTTAAATTTTTAACCCGTTTTTCCAAAATCGGCAACTGTTAAATAATTAAAATAATAATTATCTTTGTGGACATAAAGTATGGCATTATTATTATTGCATCAGTTACAGCAACTCTTAGCATATTTGCCATATTTGCAGGGTGTAATGCAGTACATCCAGAGTTTGATTTTAATGGAAATGGTGCAGACTCTATTCCAAAACAATGTGAAGAATTTCAAGATCCAAGCCAATATAAACAATGTGTGAATAAAGCAACTCATAAAGAATTTGCTTGTGCCAATTGGTTTTGGTGGCTACGATACTAAAAACATTAATGAAATTTTTTTGTTTCTTTGGTTTTCATGTATCAGAAAAAAAAGGAATATTAAAAATATGCAAATATTGTGGGAATGAATCTAATTACTGGACTTGTTATGATAATAGTACAGGATTCTAATAATAGGGTGTTTAATTTTTAATTAATCTTTAATCCATGAATTTTTTAGAGATTCTGTCCATGATTCCACATCTACACCTTTAATGGAATCCTGAATTAATAACCACTTGCATGTCTGTGGCTGAAATGAATGTGTTTTGTTTGTAATAATTTCTATTGCATAGTTCTTGTAGTTTTCATTTGGTATACAATTTTGTATAATATTATTATTTCTTACAGTTTCATTGTGTTCCGCCCTTACTGTATAATCGTAAATTGCAATACTCGTGAATATTGTAGATATGATTAATCCTGCAATAAGTAATAACCACACTATTACATTTAGATCAGAATCCATTAAAAATATCAATATTATTTTTACTTAAAAATCACTCGACAGTAAACAAGTGCATATGTTAACCTAGGGTACATCAAATTTAAAAAAGTATCTATATGGTACCAGAACTAATCTAAAATCCCAGGTATTTTTTCATCATAATGTATTGTTCCTGTTTCAATTGCAGGTTTGGTTAATCCTTTTTCCATACATGTATTTTCATTTATGAATTGAACTGCCAATACACCATGCACACGCGAATCTCTTATATCACTATCAAATTTAACACATCGTACATCTATGTTTAGTTTATCATCATATGAACTATAATCCATTCTCAAAGTCAGAGAATTATTACTTGTAAAATTTGCTATCGCAATCTCATAGGTTCCTCCACTTAAATTGTGTTTATCAAATTGTCCTAATGCAGTGGGGTATCTTTCCATAAAAGCAATAAAAGCTTGATGTGATTCAATTCTATTTTTCAAATAGTCTGCATCAACCATTTTATTTTCAAATTTATCCCAATCGTTATTATCAACCGCATGAGGTATAAACGAAAACAAAAATAAAATAAAAGTACTCACAGAAATACCTATTCCTACACCATAAGCAATTTTCTGCAATAAATCCATAAATTTTCACAAAAATTAATGTATATTAATTTACCGTAGTTTCCTCTATTTTTAAAATTTACACTGTATGGTACCATCAAGTGCCTACGGCAACGTCAAGGTATACCCCTTTTTTTTAAAGCAAATTAACTTTCTTTGCACATAGTATATGATAATGGCGTGTATTGTTTGCTTTTGATTTTTTTGATGCTATCTTTGTATTCAACTTTAATTTTTTCCCACATTTTCGACAAAACCATGAATCTTTATCCTTTACGGCATTTCCAGTAAAAGTAATAATTTTAGCAACCATACATAATGCAACATATTTTGGTTTTAAAATTTAAACTATATGGTACCAAGTTGATTTAATTTTAATTAAAGAATAATACCTAAATTTAAAAAAATAATTGGCCTATATGGTAAAAACAATACAAAAAGTAACAGTAGAAACTAATGACGATGGTAAAATAGAAACTACAGTATTACATAAAGACAATGTAAAATCTATTAACTGGGGTGAGATAGGTAACGCTTTAGGTGATGCTATGAAAAATGATCCTCCACCTGGATTATAATTAAATTATCTACCCTTTTAAAAAAAATCAATATTTTTTGATTAACTTTAATTTAAAAAATTAATAAGAAAATATCGAATATTAAATACTAGTTATTAATAATAAAAAACAGTCATCTCACTGGTTTCTGTCAGATAATATCTAACAAGCTTTGCAGGCTCGCCAGTGGGATGGCTACCTTTAGATACTATCTTAAGATTATTTAAAATTTCGGTATGTACCTAACATAGTAAATCTAGTTACATACCTAGGGGCCTTTAATTTCAAAAAGTTATCGTATGGTACCAAAGAGGATTATCAAAGGGTATACTGTAGGTACCTTCAATTTTAATCCGTTTGTGGGAGGGGGTGTGTGATGTGCGTTAGGAGTCCCTTACCTTATGACACTCCTTTTTTATTGCATTCAATTACAGTCAGCCATTGCTTTACAATGATTAATAGAATTATGCGTAGATGTTCCATGTTTTTAATCTTAAACATGAAAGGACCTATAGGGTCAGACGGCCCTAAAGGGTATAGGGGGGGATGGGGTTAAACAGCTGTCAAACGTGCCAAACGTCTAGTTTATGACATAATGAATAATAGATAATGCATGTTAGGCAGTAAAGAAAACATGTCATTGAATAAACCACAAAGGCCGATCAGATTTCATGAGGGATTTGTTAGAGATTGTGGATGCGGTGTTATACATGAATTACTCTATATCTGTAAACATCATAAACTAATGTTCAAATCAAAGACTCTAGTTAATTGATATTATTACTACTAGAGATATTATTATGATCGTTACTATGATTATTACTATGATTGATTTAATGACTTACTGCAGTTATTACATTTAATTAGATTATTGATGTGTATTGTTTCACAGTTATTACAAGTTATCATAGTATAGATTAATTGATTATTTTTATTATTACTGTGTATTAGTTAATTGAGCGAGCCAAATCTGTGTTTATTTAAATAATAAATGAAGGGTTATGACATAACCTTATTATAATGCAAGGGTTATAGTATAACCATGACAAGAACACAAAGCGAAAACAATTCAACGCAAGGCAATTTTGTAAATAATGCAATGCAAGAGATTGAAGAAAGTATTGAAAAGATGTATGATGGAGAGAAATTAAAATGGTGATTAGTGTAATACAACTCAAAGCTGAGTTAGAAAAAGCCATTAAAAACAGAGAAGATAATTCAAATGATTTTAACTCTGAATTTCATAAAGGTGAATTATCAGGATTCAAAGAAGTACTAAGACGCATCAATCAATTTGTTAATGATGATGAAAAATGTTCAATTTGTTCTAGTACAGCATTAGTAATGCCAAAAGCTGGATCAGGTGTTGAATCACATTGGATTTGTTTGAAATGTGTCAATCAAAACAATATTGAGGTCCTACCTGAATATATTGAAAACATTGAAGAGTTTGGACACTGGCACAGACCTTTAAGCGGAGAAATTAACTAATGTCAGTTAGTGTATTTAGTACAATAGAACTCTCAGATATTGCCAGTTCATTATATCAAAACTTTGGTGATTTTTTTGATACCTACCAAGACAGACAAGTGGCAAAAGCTGAAGCACTTCATGAATATGAAAAACGACCTGAATTAGAAATTCGACTCGATAATTTTAGATGGATTTGGGAAAAAATAAGCTTGGCTAATCAAATGGAATCAGTCAAGACATATACAAAATATGGTCAATCTGATGAAATAACACATAATCAAATTGATGTGTTAAGACAAGGAATGGCAATGCCAAACACAGAACTAGTAAAAAAACTCCATTTGGTGAGATATAATAGTTCAGAGTTTTTGAGCAAAGGTGTAAGTGAGAAATTGGATCATTGGATTGAAATGGTTGCAGACAGAGTTATTCAGGAGCTTGGCAACTAATGTTTGACAATACCATTACAACAATTTTTACTCTAATGAGTAAAGACAATGAAGACCCATTCAAACAAAGTGAACAGCTTGAAGCATTATATGAAATAGCTACTGCAACACAAAAAAAGGCAATTGATAATGCTATAATTTGTATATGTGGTTACTCACTTGATACAATTATCAATAGTCCTGAAAACATTTCAATGGATGAGGATGAATAATGTCTCACCAAGTCAATGACAAAATTTGTCAGCAATGCAAAAAATCCTTTATTTTAGGATTTTTGGATTTTTGTACTGAGAGATGTCATAGTCTCAATGCACTAACAGAATACTTGGAGAAGCATAACTAATGATATTTGATCTTGAATTAAAATGGGATTCATTGAGCATTGAATCTGCAATACATGATTTTTTAGAAAAAGAGGGATGGAATGTAACAACCTCAATGGGTTTTTCAAATGAGGGCCAAAGTGCCTTTATTGATACAGCTAGAAAAAAGAAATTTGTAGTGATTATTTATTTGGAAAATGATGAAAAACAAATAAGAATTAAAGGTGGTATTGATGGGAAATATTTGCCAAAAGGAAAACAAATTCCAAAATATTCAAAGATATTTACACATACTGAATTAATCCAAGCTAGTAAATACTTTGAGGAAATGTTAGAGGAAATGAAATAATGGATGAGATATTATTTAATCAACTCTCAGAATTGAGAAACAAGCTATTTGATGCCCAAACAAACAACGTTGATTTAATAAAACATTCATTGTATGAAATCGGTCCAGAAATATTAAATGATATTGAAAATATAATAACCAAAGTTTCAAATGCAATGCAAAATGTAAATGATGAGGAATAAAAAATAATGTCAGAACCTCACCCACTTTGTTTAAGAAATAATATTATTCATGATAATTGTTCAGCTAAAAATTGTTCTTGGGATAAATGCAAAAAATGCAAACGTGAGGTGCCTACAGATTATTTAAATGAAAATTCTATTTGTGAATATTGTTTTGATAAAGCTAACGAGTAATAATTTATTTATATTTAACTAAGGGTTATATCATAACCTTAATATTATAGCAGGTTATAGGATAACCATGAAAATAAAACAACAAACAAAAGAAATAGGAATGGGCAACTAATGTCAACTTGTAGATGTTGTGGCAACAAAAACGCCCGAGTTATGGCTCCTCTATGTGACCGATGTTTTTTAGGTGCAAATGACTGTTGTGAGTACAGAATCATATTAGAACAAGTCATTGAAGATAGTGCTGAACATGTATGCGAAGATTTGGGATTTTACAAAGTCCCTTTTTCTTTGCAAATAAAGCGCATCAATACCTCAATTAGAAAAGCAAAAAAGCTGGAGGCACAAACAGCTTGAATAAATTATTTATTTTACTTTTAATCAGTGGAATAATATTTTCAACGTTTTCTGTTGATGCATATGGAGAAATTGTGTGTCATAATGGTAAAGACAAGGATGTAACTGGCCCAAAATTACAACGACATTTAGATCATGATGATCCACTGGGTTCATGCTCTGATGTAGTAATAGTTGAAGTATTGGTATGTCATGAGGGTGAGGATAGATGGGTAACAAACTTGACTGTACATTTAGGTCATGACGATACAGAAGGCGCATGCATAGTTGATACAGTAGATGATGTAATTATTGATACAATTGAGGATACAACAGAAAAAGTTACTAAAAAAAGTTCATGTGATGATTGTACACCGCCAATATTTGAGCAATACGAATTAAATTATACGTATTATGATATGTTGTATTTGGTTTCCCCACCAGAGCTAGATATGACTAAATCATTGTCACTAAACATGACAGTCTTTGAATCAAGGGTAAATCATATAGATGTTATACAGTTCTCAATAGTAAAACAGCCAATATATTATAGTGTAAATGATGGCTTTGGTTTAGTAGAGTTTCATTTTGGTTGGGATAATGAAATTGATAAAATAATAAAGTCCGATGAAATAAATATAATTTCATGGAGTAATAAAATAATTCCATGTCATAACGAGGATTGTATGAATTTGTATGTGGAGTTTAATTATACAAATGAGGATTCATTAAATAGAAATGTTCTAAATGTAAATACATTTGATGTATCAAATAATGTATCAAATTCATATATTGTAGACGGATTTGAAGAAAAATGAAGTATTTTATATTATTTCTCATTATAATGATGATTCCAATGTCTGCAGCCTTTGCAGATAATGATAATTGTTGGTCTATTTTTTGTTGGTTTGATTTTAGCAAAAAGACATCAAATGATCAAAACTATTCTAAACATCAACAAAAAGTTAAAGTTGTATTCATGGATAAAATACAAGATGAAATTTCTTCTCTAAAAAAGACTAAAAAAACAATTTCACAAGGAGAAAATTTGGAAATCATTCCAGAATTAAATTCATTAAATAATAAAATAGATAATAGAATAAATGCACTTCAAGGCATTATAGATTCAGAAGAAGAAGTCAAAAAAAATCCAGGTAAATATCTAAGACAAAGTGATCTAGTTAATCGTGCACTGAATTACTACAAAATTCAACCTGATGGCACTCCATGTGATGAGGATGAGCGTTGGGTTGATGATAAAGGTTATTGTAGATCAATTAAGAGAGCAACAAAAGCATTTTACACTTGGGATTTAGAATGGTTACGTGATCATCCAGAATTGGATAATATGGAATTAAAAAATGAGCCAGTCAAACGACGTTAAAGATTCGCAAGAATTCAAAGCTGCAATGTTGTATGCTATTACAAGTAATTGTAAATGCGCAACATGTATACTCTTACGAAGTATAGGGATAATAAAATGACTGAAAAATTATGCAAGTTTTGGGTATTACATATCAATTCTATTTTTTATTGTGGTTTACCTGAGGGACACAAAGAAAATGAACATGTGATAAAAATTCCTAAAACAGAGAATAAAGATTAATTCAAATTTTCTGTAATTTTACTTGTAATATAATTAAAAAATAAATTATCGAGGATACAATATGTATAGGTTATAAAATAACCCTTATATTATATCTGGTTATAAAATAACCATGAAAGGCACTTGGATCAAATGTAAAGGGACCATTAATGGAAAGCCATGCAATAATGAATATCCAAGCAGAAAAGATCTAAATGCAGGAAAAAAACATGACAGACCACAATGCGGAGTATGTGGTGAAAGAGCATAAATCTAGTTTACAATATAATTTTTAAAATCAATTACCATTCATTTAATATTGAATCTAAAGATTAATTTGATAAATTTTTTTATAAAATATGGATAATGATGAATTTTTGTACCACATGGAAATAATTAGTGGTATGCTCAAATATCCACACGTTAGAATAATATTACATCACCCACCATACAATGAAGATCAACAAGTAATTATTGATACAATTTGTAGAAATTCAGTAAAAATAGTTGGGCAGATTATACGCAAGCCTCCAATAATAAAGGCAGCCAAAGAAATAGAGAGATTAATTTTATCTCACCATGAACCAAACATGAAACCAAAAAACTTGCAATTTGTAATAATTGGACAACAAAAAATAAAGAAAAAATAAAAAGTTCTAGTGTTTTCGTAATCTCTTATTGGGTTTCATACGTGGGTTAACTCATATTTCTACGTTGGATTTCAATTGATCTGCTAACTCGTAACGGATTCGTTGGGTTTCAGTCGGGTCCTGACTCGCATGTAAATTCTCGTTATCATAGTATGGATGGCTCGTATTCTTCTTTATGGTTTCACATGATGGGTGACTCGCAAATCTAATTTTGTTTTCATATGTTGATTGACTCGTTTTTCTTAAATGGGTTTCACGTCTTATTTGACTCGTTTCATCATAATGGTTTTCCTAATTTATAGTGACTCGTAAGTTCAGTATGGTTTTTCATATGGTTATTGACTCGTATGGTCTGTGTGGGTTTCAAAGAGATGTTGACTCGTATCGATTTAATTGGGTTGCATTAGTATTCTGACTCGCACCACCGTTTATGGGTTTCAGCTGTATGATAGCTCGTAATAGCGCTTTGGTTTTCAGTTGTATTATGAACTCGCATCTGTATCTTGGTTTTCATTATAGAGTTTGACTCGTAACGATTTAATGGGTTTCATAGTATAAATGACTCGTACAGATGGTTTGGGATTCAGATTTATAGTGACTCGTAAAGCACTTTGGGGGTTTCATTCTATGGTTGACTCGTATGGTCTGTATTGGTTTCAAAGAGACGTTGAACTCGAATAGTTTGCATGGTTTTCAAATTATTGTTGACTCGTAACACCGTCTTTGGGTTTCAGCTGTATGATGACTCGTATCGCCTTTTTTGGTTTTCAAATGCCCCCTGACTCGTTTTGTCCCGTTGGGTTTCATACACATCATTGACTCGTTTTCCCATGTAGGATTTCAATTGATTATTAACTCGCAAAGTCGACTTGGGTTTCTTGTGTGTGATGACTCGTAATCATTAGAGGGTTTTTCACTTTTTCAATAACTCGTATCCGACGGTTGTGTTTAAAGTGCTTATTGACTCGCATGTATTTTTTTAGTTTTCATAGATAGCTTGACGTGTCTCCTCCCCAATTCTAATAAAATGTTATAATATTTTAATTGAGATTCAATACTTTGCCCATCATTTTATCTATTGTAATTTTTGATTCAAATCCCCACCCTTTGCGACAATATCTACAGTAAAACGATACTAGACTCCCAGTCATGTTTTGTATGCTTGCCTGTTTAGTGCAGTTACATTTATTGCCATAACCTAAAACTTTATTGAAATATTTGTGCATTAGTTTTGCCTGTTGTTTTGTTGGCTTCATTTTACTTGTCTGTAAATGCTTCAATTACTGAATGTCCCAAAAGTTGTTTTGCATAAGGTTCAGTGGCAGGCAGTCCTTGTTGTCGTCGCCACGTCTGCCAAACATGAGCTAGAAATATCTTTGATACCTTTCGCATGGTTCTATTATTAATATGACCATCATTGAACATTATTTTGCCCCCAACTATCTTTTTTGTTGGGTGTTTTCTCCGCTCGTCTTTTTTTATCTTGTCATATAATTTTCTGTACTTTGATTTTGCAGCTGATTGTTTTACAAATGATGTTGAGGCTTTCCATGCAAGTGTCTTTAGCTTGTCATTCCAGTTTGATTGGTACCCAGCAGTTCTTTTTTGTAAAATTGGTGTAGTATCACCATCACATTCAGGACAGATTTCAAATGGATGTAATTTTTTGGCAGTGGTTCCAGTGGAATATGTTACTTCAACTGATGTTGGTTTTTTGCATATAGGACAGAATCGATTCATGCCATATCCAGAGTATTGCCACAAACTACTCACATGATCAAACTTTTCAATATCATCAATGTATGCAATTAATCCAGCTGCAAGGAGTGGTCCTATCCCTTGAATATCCACTAAATATTGAGTGTAAAGGGCGTGATTTTTTAATTGTTTTATAATTAATTTCTCTATATCTTTTTCAAAATTGTGTGCGTTTTCAAAAATTGTAGTTATTCCATAAAGTGATAGCTGCTCTTTTGATAATGAATTTTCTCGCTCAGATGCACCAATTCTTAGCTGTGTCTGAATTCGTTGCCCCTGAAAATCATAATAAATGTCAACTAGATTTTTGAGCAGATAGTGTGGAATGTTTTCAGTGTCCTTAAATGGGACTGGAACATCGCTACTCCTTGCTGGTTTTGGTTGGATGTATTTTGGTCCTTTGGTTTTTTTCTTTGCTGGTTTTTTTGTAGTTTTTTTGACTGTTTTTTTTACAGCCTTTTTTGGTTTATTTGTTAACGTTGCCTTTCTCAA